CCGAGTCTCGTCAATTCCTTAGCTTTCTTAGCCTTTTTACTATTAACAATCTTCTTTTTCGCCATAGTATGTGCCAGCTGTGAATTAGACATCCACGGCCATTAGATCTAGGAGAAGCTCCCAGCTGTGCATCCAAGTAAAACTTTGCCCAGAATCTAATGTATCGCGGAGTGAGGTTTCAACATCGGAGACGTCAAGATTATATCTCATCTTGAAGAATGCTTCAGTGTCATCGCAATACTCGTGATTTTGAGATAACATCACTTTGTATTTCGAATCTATATCACTGTATAGCTCTTTCTTTACCATCTTCAACTGTTTTAGACAATACTTTACGTATTCCCTTAAAACTGGGATGTGCCGCATTTCTTTGGAACACCCAAGCATCATTCCTTTAACTTGACCAACAGAAAGTTTGTGCATAGAAAACCCAATCTTTGGAAGTCTCCTCCCAATCTTAGGTCCCAACACAAATCCTCCACTCACTGGCCAAAATAAAGATGAACAAAACTCAATGTCATGCCATTCATGGCTAATCTAAAGTTTAACAACTAAGCCGAGACTTAAATAGTACTTCATCAAACTATTCTTAGCGTTAAATTTTTCAAGACTGTCCATTTTACCACGCAACACTATTAAATTATCGTCACCCTGTACGAGCATATAATTATCTTTCTTAATTATATGTTTAAAAGCATATTTTGCAGTCATGGCATTTATAATGGAATTACCACAAGATGTATTAGGGTCGCCACTCTTGCGAGTGAACGGCACCTTATACGACAATCCCTTGCCGGTAAAACCAATAGTTCGACTTTGAGCTTTGAAAACAAACCAGGCATCTTCTAATGTCCTAAGGCCGCAGCGCTCATAAAAGGATTTCTCCAATAGATAAGCACCGCGCCCTTGATGAGCATCATACCTAGTGAAATCAACTTCAAAGATAGTCACGTCTTCGTCCCCAAACTGGGCTCGCCAGCCACCTATATCTTCACCAGTACATCCAGATGTATAACACAATTTTGTTTCAACGTTCCACTTTTTATGCAAATTATCCGAAAACCGATGCATAAATGGGCCTAAGGTAACATTAGCCCTATGTGATGTACCTTGAATACACCTAGGGTCAAATTCCTCAGGCTCATAACCCCCTTTTAGAGTTAACTCCCTCTTAACAAATGAAGACCTATAACAG